CCTGTTTATCACAAACAACATTTTGATACTCATTATGATTGTGCAACTTATGGCTATAATTTAGCCGAAGACATGATGACTGAAATGGGGCAAAAGTTTGTCAATAAGGATAAGGTCATCATCGGTTTTAAGTGTAAGGCTATTTCTGATATTTAGTGCTCGTCGGGCTAGAACAGCCCAACGAGCAAACAAAAGGTGTGAGAAGAGATCCTCTTTTTATACTAAAAAAATATTGTTGACAAGCCTTGTTTTTCTAATATATATTCCCATATTCACATGATAACAATAATAGAAGAAAGGATAATATGAGGTATACTTATAAAGTAAGAGAACTAGGTAAAGATATAGTTGACAGTAAAACTAATGAAGCAGGTAAAGAGGTTGGCAGTGCAGAAGAAATGCAAGCCATGTCTTTCAAAAAGCTGAAGGCTAGACTTGACCCTAAAAAAGAGTATCACGTAGAATATACTAATAAAAAAGGTAATTTTATATCAACAATAACAAATGGGAAGGAGAACAAATAATGGCTGATCCAGCTAAATATAAGTCATTGTCAGTAAAACATGAAGATTGGAAAGAACTAGGTATATTGGCAAATAAGACTGATAGAACAAGATCATCTATGATAGGTAGATTGATTAGATTCTTTAAAGAGAATAAAGGAAACGGTAAAAAGAATGGCAAATAGAGAACGAATAACTTGTCCAACTTGTAAAGGCAATGGCTTTTACAGAGTGCCATACCACTTGACTCACGAAGAAACGATTGCGCAATGTGATGATTGTAACAGACAAGGCTTTTTATACGTAGAAGACAAACTTGAACCTAAAGAATTGAGGGACAAAGGTGTCATCTGATAACAAAATTAAACGTGTAGACCGAGATAGGGGTACAAGTGACGCCACTGGCGCTCCTCTGGACCTAAGCGATAATGCGAGAGCTAGCGACGATGCTCGGATATCAAGAGGGGCGAGTTCCAATGCGCAAGGAAGCCCCGAAGATATAGAAAGAAGAGAATATTTTAAATTTTTAAGGAGGTTCTTCAAAGGTGACGATTCCGGATCTGATTGATGAATGTAAATATAAGATGAAAAAATTTTTAGATAAAATCTATTCTATAATTGAAACAACAGGCAGTCGCATGAGTGTGTATGCTTGGAACAAACGATGGAGGAACCGTGAAGAAGGAACAGGTTACGCGAAGAAACCCAGTAGCGAAGTCTTTGAACCAAAATCGCCCCAAGACGATTGTCAATAAAAAGAAGGAACAAGAAAAGAAGAGAGAGAAGAGTATGAGAGATTTATACAGATTAGAGTATTTAAGGTGAGTGAGATAGTAGATTCTTACGTAGCCGGACTTTTTGATGGTGAAGGTTCGTGTCAATTTAAGATAAGACCTGAGACTAAAAGAAAAGGTAAAAGATATAATTGTCTTATTTGTACATTAGAAGTGTCTATGACAGATGAGAAAACAATAAGGTTTATACATGATTATTTGAAAGAGGGGACTGTAGCATTAAACGTTAAGAATAAATCTCCTAGTTCTAAACCTTATTGGAGAGATCAATGGCGTTGGAGATGTGGCTATCAACAAGCTTATCGAGTAGCTAAAAAGTTATATCCTTACGCTATTACTAAAAAAGATAAGTTAGAGGAGATAATAAAACATTATGAAAAAGATAGATAAATTTATATACCCTGGAACCAACCGAGAACTCGTAGGTGGTAAACGACACTATGTTATTGGTGAAGAGAAACTACCGTCAGTTACGACTATACTATCTCAGACTCAAAGCGAAGAGAAGAGAAGGAGTCTAGCGGCGTGGTACGCGAGAGAAGGTAAGGAGAAAGCGAATAGAATTAAAACACGTGCCGCGAATCGTGGATCGACGATGCATAAGATTCTCGAACATAAGATACTAGGTCAAGAACACGCTGACCTTACGGAACTTGGACAAGAAGCCATGAAGATGGCAGAACGGATCGCGGAGCGTGGATTGTGTAATGTTACAGAATATTACGGAACTGAAGTCAATGTCTACTATCCCGGATTGTATGCAGGCCAAACAGATTTAGCTTGTGTCCATAATGGGTCAGATGCGATTGTTGACTTTAAACAAACCAACAAACCAAAACAAAGAGAATGGATTACAGACTATTTCTTACAGGGTGCAGCGTATTGTATGGCCCATGATGCAGTTTATGATACCAACATTGATAAGTTTGTTGTAATGATGTGTAGCCCTGATCCCTACTATCAAGAGTTTATTATTCAAGGATCAGAATTAAAAAAATATAAATATGAATGGTTAAGGAGGTTAGATCAATATCATGCTAGTAAAAAAATTGATAGTTAGACTACGTATGTGGTATGCCGATATAAGAGGACACCATGGCAAGCGTTGGAACTATGAACCAGGCGATTGGTACATGGGCAGACACAGAAGGAGGAAATAGTGTACGTAAAATACTTACAAGAATATTTAGATAAGTTTACTGACGGCAAGAAAGGTAATGCAGTTAGTAATGCTAGAGCATACATAGAAATGGACGATGGCTCTCTGAGAGAAATCAGAAGAATAGAGGTGCTGGAGTCTACGCTTATTGGCGATACATCTGTTCTTGTCGCATTTAAGACAGATAAAGAACAAAAAATTGCCATAAAGTCACCAACTTTCAAGAAAACTTGATGGTTGTTCCGTACATAAGGGAGATTTTAGGGGGTATTATTTTTTTTAAAAATAAAAAAAAACCTCTGGCACACTTGGCACACCCCTTTTTTGAGCTAAAAGTGTTGGTATTATTGACTAATAGCTGTGCCAAGCCCTTTGGCACAGTTGGCACAAATGGTGATTTTATTGACTTTTTTGCATATATGCCTTGGCACACTTCCCTACTTGACGCGCGAGGCAATTTTTTATTTCAGAAAAACCTTTATAGGGGCAAAAATTCCCCTTATATAGAGATATGACTAAGAGACGTAAGAAATCAATTTATAAGAGTGCTGTAATTAATAAGAAGAGATATTACTTCTACTCCATACGTTGGGCTGACATCACCGGAGACGCAGCTCATGCAACTGTCGATGAGTTCGATAGATTCTTGCCTAGCGTTATGATAACTCAAGCTTACGTTTACAAGAAAGATAAAAAACATTTGTGGACTTTTAGTTCTTATGATCAGGATGATGAAGTGTTTTCTGATCGGAATGTATTCCCTCTTGGGGTGATTCTGAAGATGGAGAAGGTTCGACTGTAATCAGTTTATTTTCATCTAGAATCTGTTTCATTTTATTTTCTAATTCCTCCTCAGACAGTCTATCAATATTTCCTGTATGCATAATCAACTTCTGATCAACATACAATCCAGCAGCTTTACCTCTAGCTATCTCTGCATTTGTTGCAGCAGCCCAGGCACCTTTACCTCTTGCTTCATCTCTGATTCTTGATAGTTCTGCAATGTGCTTTTCAAATGTCACACCATATTTCTCTTGGACTTCAGCTCTTAACTCATTGATATATTTTACAACCAATGGAAAGTATTTTGGATTTCTCATTTCAGACGCAGCTTTTCTAGCTCTTGTCTTGTATCCAGCTTCGAAAGCACATTCAGCTGGAGATTTACGTCCTTCATTGTAAACAAGCAATTCCGCAAACTTCCGTTGTTGTTCTGTAAGTCTCTTTTCTTGTGACATAATTATAATTTCTATTGCAAAAAATACTAAAATGCAATACGCTAAATTCCGGTGAAAGAAGAGTCAAAATTTTGGAAAGAAGTTAAGAAAAACACACCTGATATTCAGTGGACTAGACTGGAATCTTGGAGTAGTCATGGTGTACCAGATCTATTGGGATACAATGATTATTGTGGTTTTTTCATGGTTGAGTTGAAGGTTACAAAGACATCAAAAGTTTCGTTTTCACCGCACCAAAAACTCTTTCATCTTACCAGGACGAAACGGAATTTTATCCTACTTAAGACCCTCGCTCCTCGCTCCGTAAAACTTTATGAGTCATCCGCGGTCATCGGTTTGTTAAACGACCATCGCGAAGCTCGCTGCTTGGCGCTTGATGATTGGTCCCACGTTCAACGCTTGTTGCTTGGCTTGCCGCTTGATGCTTGATGCCTGCTGCTTGTCGCTTGTGGCTTGTTGCTTGTAGCTCGCTGCTTGTTGCTTTTAGCGCTCTTCACGAAGCGCGCTGAGTTCTCAGCGTGAAGTCCGGAGACATCCACGCTGAAATTTGCGGACACAAATCTTTTAGTGTTTCGGGTATTCGACATTTGTAACTTCTCTGTCCCAACATGATCTGCAGGTCCCGCAGCTATTGCCCTGGTGCTGAGCTGGGCATTGCCTGCTGTTCTGGGCGTGACTGGTCCTATTGCTGCCTGGGCTCGCGACCGTACTGGTCCATGGCCAGAAGCTCACGGGCGCCTGGTCTATCATGTGACTGGACATCCTGATGGTTAAATTATCTGGAACCTCTTCAGGTGTAACTAATTTTAAAAATTGCGCTTC